TCATAAGCACTCTGTTTAGTTCTTGCGATCCACCCTCGTCAGGTTGGGATAGAGTGCTTATGGTGGAGGTGCGGGGTACCGCCCCCCGGTCCTGCTCTTGTGACATACGATGCTGTCAACAATTACACTTATATTTATAGCACCATATTTTATAGTTGTCAACCATAAAGTGCGTATTTTTAGAAGAAAATGATAACTAACGTCAAGAAAATAGCCAAACAACTAACCAAGGAGGGTTATGGCAAAGATGAGAACTTTTACCTTCACGGACGGTGATAAGGTAGAAACTAAAGAAGCAGTAAGTTATAAAAAAGCAGTCAAATCATTTCAATCAGGTACACAGAGTAAATTTGTGAAAGTAGAATGGGAAGCCAAAAAAGGCGACATCTACGAAATGATCCAACCACTACCTATGGGTAGAAGCAAAAAGTTAGGCAGGTAGTCTATGAAATTACACAAAGGATATGAACGTCATATTTCAACGCCTAAGAAAACAAGTCAATCAGGTAAGAAACGTTCGTGCAAGATGAGTTCAATGAACAAGTCTAAAAAACGTAGTCTTAAATTTTATAAAGGACAAGGAAAATAATGGCTGGTATAAAACAAAGAGGGATAATTTCAGTTCAAAGTAAGCGTTATTGGAAAGGCGAAGAAGTAAAACCCTGTAGATATTATTCTGACGCAGAACGTGTTAGAGGAATAATGTGTGGTACAGTTAACGGTGAAATAATTAGAGATAAAGACGGTAAAGTTATACCGTACAAATCAATTTAGCCACCTGCAAAAACATTAGAAGATCCAGCGGCAACACTCGTGCATCCGCTGATTCCGTCGCCTATTCTACCACAGCCTTTACCGTTTACAAAAACAGTAGTAGATCCAACGGCAATAGGAGCCGCATGTGCTGGACACGGAACACCTGGTAGTAGGTGTGTTGTGTTTACATCGCCTTGTCTAGAAATAGCAATACCATTAGCAAACACTGTTGGCGAACCAACTGCTCTAGTCATTCCCGAACAATGTGCTACGTCTGCATCACCTATTCTTGTTATTGCTGGCATTTCTTTCTCGCTCCATTAGTGTTTGTAATCTAAAGTTCCACTTATCTATTTCGTCATGCTGTTCTTCAGTATGCGGAGGTTCTGGAATCTCAGGCACAAATTTAATAACATGGTCGAAGTCCTCAGGAATATCATCCCAAGAGTTTACTGTTACTTCTTTACCTTCAACTAGAAATACAAACTCGTGCATACGAGTATTTATTTTGTTTTAAGTGCGTTTGCTAGGCCAGCCGGAGCAGTTACTAATCCTGATGTTTGTTTTTGATATGCTTCAGCAAACTGCTTCATTGTTTTTGTAATGATTGTTACACTTGATTTAGGAAATAAGTGTGATTTGTCTACTTCTGCTGTAAAAAGATATTGTTGTAATCCAATACCTCCTTGACCCATTACTAGTGTAAGGGGAGTTTTAATCTTGTAAGCATCGTCTTTTTCTTCAATAAGTTTGCCTACTAATTCTTCGCCGGAAGTTAGTTTAAGTGTAACTATGTCTCCGTCTTTGTATGGTGCTTCGATTAACATAATTTATAGTGTATGTCCTGTTCCGTTGTATCCTGTGTCATCTACGTATTTCGTAAAAGCATCATAGCCACCGATTTTCTTTCCGTTGATAACAATTTGTGGAACTGTTCTTGCGTTTGGAAATTGTTCCATTAGTTCTTCTCTTGTGTAATCTGTTCCTAGTGATTTGTAAGTGTAATTAAATCCTCTAGTTTCGCAGAAACTCTTTGCCTTGTCGCAAAAGGGACACTGAGGTTTTCCATATATTTCTATCATAGTTTAAAGTCCTTAAATGTATCTTTACTTATATCTTGCTTTACTCCACCGATCAAATATGATTCAACTTCTGTTTCTTGTGGAGCAACCTGTAGACCCGCAGAACTTAACCAATGCTGTGTCCAAGGTAGTGGGTTAGTGTTAAGTGGGCGATCATAAATCATATTCAAGCCTAAGGCTTTTAATCGCTTGTTGGCAATAAACTCAACATAAGCGTGTAGCAAGTTTGAATTCAATCCGATCATTGAACCATCCTTGAAAAGGTAATCCGCCCAACGTTTTTCTTCTTCAACACATTCACGCCAAAGTTCGTATACTTCAGGCTCAAGTTCTTTTGCGATCTTTTTAAAGTCCGGATCGTCATCGCCTTTTGCCCAGTGCTTGAGAATGTGTGTTGAAAGGTTAAGGTGTGTTGCTTCATCACGTGCAATAAGTGAAATAATCTTAGCACTACCCTCCATTAACTTTAACTCTCCAAATGCGAAAGTACAAGCAAATGAAACATAGAAACGCAAGCCTTCTAGTATGTTAACGGTCATCATGGCTTTATACAATGCTTTTTTTACATCATAGATATCGCCTTTGCCTTTGTTAAAATAATTACTAGCAATTTCATTAAATTCATCATAATGTTTGGTTACACTAATAGCACGTTCAATGATACGCTCATCATCTAGGATAGTGTCAAACACTTCACTAGGATTTGCATATACATTTTTTACAATGTGTGTATATGAACGACTGTGAATAGTTTCAAAGAAGTCCCAAGCAATAATACAACCTTCTAGTTCTGGATTAGAACAGTAAGGCAAGAAACTCAAACACGGACCGCGACCTTGTACACTGTCTAATAGTGTTTGATATTTTAAGTTACTAGTAAAGATATGTTTTTGTTCCGGACGTAGTTCTTGATAATCACCTCTATCTTTTTGAAGTGAAACTTCTTCCGGACGCCAAAAATATCCAAGCATGGTTTGATTAAGTTTGTCATACTCAGGATATTTAAAAACATCATATCGTTGTGTATTTTGATCTGCACCAAAGAACATGTACTCTTTGGTGAAATCAACCTTCTCTCGGTTGAATACTGTTTTGCTCATTCTTGTCTGTGTGTCCTTTTTCTTTCTCGTCATAAAGTCCTATATAGCACAGGCGTCACAATGTTCTGAATCGTCTGCGATTGTTTCTGGTTCACCATTTGAATGTCCATTGACACCATTGGTATGACCATTAGTTCCATTTACCATTGTAACACCGTTTGTGTTTGTGTCAACCTGTGTATCTTCCAAACCTTGTGGTTGATGTGTTTCTTCTTCTGCACCTTTAAAGTCATATGTATTTTGGTAATAAGAAGTTTTCCAACCCATTTTGTATGTTGTCAGCATGTCTTTCATCATTACACTCATTGGTACTTCGTTGTTTTCGTACTGCAAAGGATTATACGACCAGTTACCACTAATGGCTTGATCAAAAAACTTCTGCATAACTGCAACGATATTGATATATCCTTCGTTGCCTTTCATGTCCCAAAGTAATGTATAAAAATTCTTTAATTGGTTATAGCCTGGAACAATCTGCTTAAGAGGCCCTTTTTTGCTTTTCTTAACGGACAGGTATCCTCTAGGCGGTTCAATTCCATTCGTTGCGTTCGACACAACGGAACTGCTCTCCGATGGCATTTGTGCGGACAGTGTTGAGTGCCGTAAGCCGTGTGCCTTAATGCTCTTTCTAAGACTAGTCCAATCATGATTTAATTTCTTTCCAACAATGTCGTCAACATCTGTTTTGTATGTATCAATAGGTAAAATTCCATCGCTGTACTTAGTCCTATTGAAGTATTCACAAGCACCTCTTTCTTGTGCTAGTGTATTACTTGCTTTTAACAGATAGTATTGGAAACTTTCAGTTAGGTCGTGAACAAGTTTCCATGCTTCTTTATCGGCATACTTGACTTTGTGCTTGGCTAGATAATGTGCTAGGCCAATATAGCCAATACCTAATGAGCGTCGAGCCTTGGTAGATTTCTCTGCCGCTTTAACAGGATATCCTTGATATTCAATAATTTCCTCTAATGCTCGAACGGACAAGTCACACAGTTCTTCAAGTTCTGAATTTTCTTTGTTAAGTGTTAATGCACCCACGTTGATTGCACTAAGAATACATAATGCAATTTCACCATTGTCGTCATCAATGTGCTGAATTGGTTTGGTAGGTAACGTAATTTCTTGACACAAGTTGCTCATGTAAACAGGATCTTTAAATGAACTGTGATTGTTACAGTGATCCACGTTCATAATATAGATACGTCCTGTTTCAGCACGTTCTTTTAATAGTGCTGTGAATAATTCTTGTGCATCAATTTTCTTTTTACGAATAGATGTTTTGCGTTCGTATTGTTCGTATAGTTCTTTAAATTTTTCTTGATCACTATAGAATGCCTCGTATAGTCCTGGGACATCATGTGGCGAGAATAGAGTTATTTCTCCACCGGACAATAGTCTTTCATACATCACTTTGTTAAGTTGAATTGAATAGTCCAACTTACGTACTCTGTTGTCTTCTGTACCTTTGTTATTTTTTAGCACAAGAATGTCTTCAATTTCATAGTGCCATAATGGGAAGTGGGTAGTAGCACTGCCACCACGCACACCGTTTTGTGTACAACTTCTTACTGTTGCTTCGTAAACTTTAAGAAATGGGACAACACCTGTGTGTGCTACTTCTCCGCCCCTGATTTTCGAGTTAATCGCACGTATACGGCCCGCATTGATACCAATGCCTGCTCGCTGAGCAATGTAATAACCGATAGCGGAATTAGAACTAAAAATGCTAGGAAGAGTATCGTCGACATCAACAAGAACACAACTAGCAAACTGCCTAATAGGAGTACGGACTCCGGCCATGACTGGTGTTGGAATGTTGACTTTAAAAAGTGAGGTCGCGTCATAATATTTTTTCACGTATTGTAAACGTGTCTCCTTTGGATATTCAGCAAACAATGTAGCCGCAATCATCATGTACATAAACTGTGGAGTTTCATAAATCTGTCCACTGCTTCTGTCTTGACACAAGTATTTGTCTACTACCTGGCGAAGACCAGCATATGTAAAGTCTTCGTTACGATCATGTTTGATAAATGTGTTTAATTTTTTTAATTCTGTTTCTGTATACTTTTCACGAATAGCAGGATCATATACACCACGTTCGATATTCTTATCAATAATCTCGGAAAGAGTTACGTGATCATAACGACCATAAACTTGTTTGTGTAGTCCGTACAACAACAATCGTGCCGCCGCGAACTGATAATTTGGTGACTCTAATGAGATAAGATCGTTTGCACTGCGAATCAAAATGTTTTGGATCTCGTCAGTTGTCATTCCATCGTAGAACTGCAAGTCCGCATTCATTTCTATTTGTGATGCTGATACTCCTGTTAGGTCGTCACATGCTTCTTCTACAACAAAATGAATCTTATCTAAATTTAGTTTCTCTTTCCTTCCATCTCTTTTGGTAATAAGAATTTCTTTAGATGCGTTCATAATGTCCTCTTTCCTTATAATAAAATTTCTATTCGTTAAGTAGTTGAGTATTTACTATCTTTAAGATAATTCAACTACTTCCTGGCAAACTACCGTGTCCGGTAACTCACTACTTAGCACAACTCTATTATTTTCATAGTCGATAGTAGTATCCTCAACTTCAACTAGATTATAATATCTTTGCGACTTTATGTCTATACTAATTTTTATCAAAACAGGCACTTTGGTAAACCTAGTAGTTAACTTCAAGGTGTATCCTATCATTAGGGGTATAGCGACGGGACAATACCGGTTTTGTTTTAATAGTTCCCAAGGCGTTGGCCATTCTTGAGAATTGTATTGATTAAGATACTTTTCTGTTGTGGGTGCTTGTTGCCAAAACTTTAAAGTTTTAGTAAAAGGATCTTTGCAACTTTCAATTGTGTTTCTAAATTCTCGCCATAAGGTAATGCGTTCATCAACGGTTGTTTCTAGAAACATCTAATACTACGCAAAATAACTTAATGAATATGTTAATGAACCGACACCATTGCCGATTGGGTTTCTATATTTTATGCTAACTGTTTCACTTCCCACAGTTGAATCAAGGTCATCTAAAACAGCAGTCCATTCAATAGCACCATCGCTGTTGCCTGTATGACTGTAACTGTCAGTAACATTAATGCTAGAATCATTTCTAATTGTAATTGTTAAACGACCCTGTCTTGTGGTATCTGCAGATGTTCCATCTTTTACAATAAGATAATCAACGTATGCAATCTTATCTTTTCTAAATGGAAGTTTAATTATTTGTGTTGGAGAATCAACTTCTGCAAGTGTTTCAGTTTTAATTCTTGATTTTGTATAATGGTATCCGTCAACATTTGGCTTGAACGGTACAGTGCTTAAAGTTGTTTGATTAATATAAGCATCTCTTTCGAAGAAATCTCCAATGCTTTCACATAAATCACTTTCAAATTTAATTACACTTTCTTGTGGACTGTTTTGTCCGTTACCGTTGTTAGATACATCAATAAAAATATTACCTGTTGATGTATGTCCCCATGGAGTTGTACCATTTGGTGCGTGTACCGCAATACCAAAATCATCAATTTTATCAAACTTGTTGTTTCTAATTAGGTACTGTCTAGGTCCTTGTGATTGTGAACCGCTACCTGAACTTGTTCTTCCAAGATCAATACCAACATGACCAAATGTAAACAAACTATCACTTATTGTAATTGTATGTGTATCATAAATGCTGTACACACCAACACCTAGTTGTGTGAATTGACAGTTTGAAATTTTTACATTTTCACTTGTTAGAGCACCTAGTCCTCTAAATTCAATTCCGCATTGAGCAACATCTAAACCATCTAATGAACTCCAATGACCTTTGAATTTCATATTGTCAAAAATACTTTCAGTTGTATTATCCAAATACATTATTGGAGCATGTGCTGTCACAGTTTGATCAACTTCAAGTGTTACTCCACTTATTAGAATATTCACAGGTCTGTAAATGTTTTGCATACTTGCAAATTGTACATATGATCCTGGTGTACTATCGCCACCTACTGTTTGAAAAATTGGTTTAGCAGTCTGACTTAGTTCAGAAGGGTCAGGATACATTTTAATAATTGTTTTATCTGGTCCATCGCCGATGATATTAGCATAAGGAGGAATATAAAGTGTTCCAATAATTTTATATTCACCTGCTTCAAACTTTAGTGTGCGTCTTGAATTAGCGTTAAACTTGTCACTTGAATTTAGGAAAATTTGATCAATAGCACGTTGTAGTGCTTCTGTGTCATCAGTAACACCGTCGCCTGCAACACCAAAACTTTTAATGCTTACTATGTCATCAAGTCTTTGTTGAATTGTTCTTTTAATAGGATCATTTGCAAACTCACCTGTTTGCACAATAGCATCTGTATTACCTTTAAATTCATACTGATCAAGTAACTCAAAAATATTTGTTTTTTCTGTTAGGATTTCTGTATTTCCTACAGCAGGAGCACCTTCGTCTACACTACCATTACCAATATATAGTTTTTGTGTATCAATGGCCCAGCCAAGTTCCGCACTGGCTAATTGTGGTAATCCTGTAATATTTTCCTTACCACGTCTGTGCTGTATTTTTGAAATTTGTACGACTGCCACTGTGTTCTCCTAATCTATAACACTATTTACCATTTAGAAGTGATGATTAGTATAGTAGTCTTCAACACGTTTTAACCATTCGTTCGACCAGTGTTCAAAATCACCAGGTTCTAGGTCAAACTGCTGATATTGACAATCACGTGAACACATGAATACATGTCCTTCGTTAATTGTAGTACCGTATACTGCGTTATGTGCTAGAGCATAAGCGGCTAACTGCATGAAGTAATCTTCAACCCATTCCTTTTTCTTAGGTTTGTTAGTTTGTTTAAAGTCCATAATAGCAGGCTTGCCTTTGTACACACCTACTAAGTCAGTTGTACCCGAATACATTTCAGGATAGTATAATGCTTGTTCAATACCCCATATTTCATCTACATCACACAGTGCATTTTTGATAATTTCATCAGCCATTTTGTTTGCTTGTACATGAACTAGATTATTGCCAGGCTTGCGTTCTTCTCCAATAAGAAATCGTTCAAGGTTGTTATGCATTGCTGTACCAACACCTGCGGCTTCGGTTGTAATGCGTTGTGCTTCTTGTTCACCTACACGTTTTTTCCATGCGTTTAAATGCGTCATATCCTTCGTTTTACTTAGGATAGTTGTAACGCTTGGTGTTTTAGTACCATCAGGTGCTTCGTAAAGTCTTTTGCCTTCTAGATTGATTTGCTTTACTGAATGATATTCATAACGTTCCACATAAGGTGGTGGGGTAAGTTGTTCCATTAATTTAAAATCCTATATAGTTAACAGTAATTATAACGTAATAGGTTAGGGAAAGTCAAGTTATGAGCGGCGGTTTGTTGCTCGTTTTGCCATCTTTTCTACGTTGTTGGTAGGACTAGAGTCAACATTATCTACTGTGCCGTCATCATCTTGTTGCATTTTTGTGTTAAGTACAACACCGTCTTCATTGAAGTTTTGTACTACCGCTTGTATTTCTGGACTAGCATCATACAAACTTTTAAAAACACCATAATCAAAACTGCCATGTCCGGATGCTTTCATTATATTTGTAATTGCTTCGTAAGAAAGTTCAGCAGGTGTACCTTCTGCGTTTGCACGTTGAATTTGATTTCTAAATAGAAGTACTAGGTCTTGTTCTAGTTCGTTACCTGCAACTTCAAAAAGTCTCATGTTGACTCCTTATTGAGCCAACTTTTTCATTATGCGAGTTGATTCTGCAATAGACTTTTTCTTTGGTGTGTAACTTTCACGCTTTTCTCTACCTTCTGGCTCTTCGCCTCCGGTAGCAGGTTCGCTTGCACCAAACTCGTCATCTGTTGGTTCAATTGGTTCCACTGGCTCTTCAGTATCCATAGGCTCTTCAATGTCGCCTTCTGGCTCAGCCCCAATAGTATCTGCAGGAGCACTTTCACCTGTGATAATACCAACGCCTGCTGTTAGTGCTTCACGTGATGTAGTTAAAACTTGTTGTGTTTGTTCTAGTGCAGGCTTAACTGTGTTTACAAAATTATCTGCTTGCTCTTGTCCTAGTTCATCTCTAATTGAATCTGCTAGTTCAAGCATACCTTCCGCACCCATTTCAGCAACGTCTTCCAAGAACGCAGTAAATCTATCTACCATGTCCTTAGCCGCCATTGTTAATTCTGCTTGTTCTTCTGCACCTTCTTTGATAACGCTTTCGCCCATGCCACGTTTCAATGCTTTAATTCTTTGAACGCCCATAGGATTTAAGAAAGGTTGCATCATTGACATCATAGCATCTTTGAATGCTTCAATCTGTTGTCTATTAAGTTGCTCACCGCCCATGATCTTCTTGATAGCCATTCTAGCCATGTTGGCTTTGTTTTTGTCTGTCATGATCATTTTTAATGCTGTCATTATCTTAGAATCAGCACCTGAGTCTTGTGGCTCATCTTTAGGGGCTTCGTCGTTGCTTCCTGCAAAATCTTTTGCAACATCTGCATCGTCTGCTTCAACATTAATAACGTCTTCGCCAAGATCTTCTTCATCAGCAACTTCTAGGGGATTATCAAGATATTGATTAATTGCTGACTCTACTATCTTACCGATAAGCAGTGTCTTTTGATATTCTTCATTGTTTAGTGATTCGTTAAATTTATTTTTAACTTCAAATTCTTTTAGTTTACCTTGAATCTTTTTACTGTAAGATTCTAACTGTGCTTTGCTGTATTTTGCAATATCTACAGATACTCCATATTTGCTACGTAGGTCCTTCTGTAGTGACTCTACTGTAACTGTGTTCATAAAATCAGATGTTTTCATCGTTATAATTCCCCTAACGTTATTATAGTGTTATTTAGTGTCAAACAATAAACTTTCAGCCTTAATAAGGATTCGGCTTACTGCTATTTTAGCACGTTTATAGCGTGGCATATACTCCTCAATACGTGCTGTATATATGTCTATCTTAATATCATCATTGTTTTTAATGGCAATATTTAATAAATGCTTGAATATGCGTATTTCATTAAACCAATGCATATATTCATGATCTTCTTTGAGTATTTCGCTTTCTTTAAATTTGGCCTGCTGTCCTATATAGATTGCTAGTGCTACTGCTATTTTATGGCTAGCAATATCTTGATAATACTTTATTTTTGGATTATGTAAATTGGTTACATCGTACCAACCATTGTTATTTTTCTTTATGAAACAGTGCTTAAATTTGATTCCACCATTGTGAGCCACAGGCAATACAAACCCGCTCTTTTTTAGGCGAAGTTTTACTGCTTGAGCAGTTTCCGCAAAAGCGGTAACTAAATTTTTCACTTCGGGTTTCATAGTGTTGTATTATAACACTTACTTAATTAAAACGCAAGATCTTTTTTATCGAATTTGATAGTTTTGGGTTGACCAGGTTTGTGTTTTTTATTGATTAATTCAATTTCTTGACCTGTTACAGATTTAACCTGCATAGGTGTTTGCTGTGCTTTGTCTGGTTTTTTAGGATCAACAATTGGTATTGTTATATCCATTCCTCTTTGTAAATTTGCACCTGGGTTTTCACTTGGATCTGTTCCAATGGTTCCTTGTGTTCCTTGTGTTCCTTGTGATGATAGTTTTTTAGCAGTATCTTTAGCATAATTTTTTGCCATGTTTTGTCCTGCTTTTTTTGTTATTCTTGATGCAGTGCGTCCGGCTTGTGTTGCAATATTACCAACACCTCTTGCTACCGCTCCTGCCGCGGAACCAACACCTCTTGCTACCGCTCCTGCCGCTTGGGCGCCGACCCTTGCAACTGTACCAACAGCACCTAACCCTGCTCGAGCCGCTAGACCTAAACCTCCGATTATTGCAGGAAGTATTTCGTCAAGTTGTTCTTCGGTTAACTCATGATCAAGTATAACCTCTTTAAACTCTTTGTGTTTTGAATCTAGTTCGTCGATACGCATTAGTTTTTAAATTTCCTTCTCTTAGGTGCCTTTGCTATATTCTTTGCTCTAACCGCTCTTGAAATACCTGAACCTTTTTTAGTAAACTTTGACTTCATTGCTGTTGCTTTAGGTTTTCTAGCACGGGTAACAGTCATTGTCTTTTTCTTTTGCACATCAATTGGAGCATGACAAGTAGACATTTTAGCAACAATACGTCCTTTGCGTGGACCACTGGTACATCTGAATTTACGTGTTACTTTACCTTTGTGTGAGCCACCTGGTTTACCTCCTCTACCGAAGATAAATTTTCCACCTGCTTCTGTTATAAATTCTATTGCTTTCATCGTCTATTCAAAAACTTCAATGCTCTGCTTGCTGGATTAGTACGCTTGGTTCTTCTTGATCTCATAGCCATACGTTTGCCTAACTTTTTGCGTGTAATACGCATACGCATTTTGGCTTGCACGTTTGGTGGAGCAAAGCACTGCTGAGGTTCAGCAACAATACGTCCGTGACGTTTGCCTCCCACGCAACGATACTTGCGAACCAGTTTCTTTCCGGTTCTGCCCCAAATTTGTTTTTCGTTTAAATTATCAAAAAGTTCTACTAACAACATGTTAGTATTTAGCGTTACTGCATGTTCATAAGGATTACTACGATTGTAGATAGCAGTCCTGCTACGATAGTACCTGATGTACCAATGATTACTTTTACTAAGGATGAATGTGATCTATTCATGTCTTCATGAATATCAGCAATTTTATCTTCCACATTGCCGAGGCGTTTTTCTAGCACTTCGTAACGCTGTTGACACAGGTCTACGTGTGCTTCTAAATTTTCTCTTTCTAGGTCTGTGGCACGTGCCATAAAATATTCTCCAAAAACGCCCTTACTCTAAGGGCAATTAAGTAAACTCGTTAGTTGGCCTTAATGTGTTTTTATGATATGCCTAGTTGTTGCCTTCAATGTATTTATACAACTTCAACGGTAATATTGGATTTACCTTTGTTATTAACCACAAACATTTTGGGTGTTGGAACAGTTTCTGTTAGTCCACCTAGGATTGGTACCTGTTCTAGGTCATCCTTAAGGAAGCCAACAGGGTCTCCATTGCTCATATACGCATCTGAGTGATCAACTTCAAACTCATATGTCCATACCTTATGCTCACCCTTAAAGTTTGTTCCAAACTCTCCTGTAACATCACGTGTTTCAACATACGGATCGTCGTTGTTATCAATCAAGTTTCTCAAGTTGATTGTTTGAAGCAGTGTTTGATAGTTTTGCTGTTGTAACAGTTTTTGTTCGTCACCCTGATCCTTGCGTCTTACATCAGTGCGTGTTACATCAACAAGTGTTTTTATACGTATTTTCATAACACTATTTACCGGTCATAAAAAAAGGGTGCCAATTTCTTGACACCCTTTTGATTGTAGTTAAAACTACTGTTTGACCTATTATGCTAAGCCTAAAAGTGTAGTTAACTGAGTAACTGTAGTGTTAGAAACACCAAGTACTTTGTCTACTCTTGCTTTAACATCATCAGCGTCAACTGCATGACCGTCCATAATTACGATCATAACGTCACCGTCTGTTTTAGTTTCAAACATTAATGGTTGTAACTCATCTGCTACTTGCTCAGCAGTTCCTTTAGTGATAGCAGAACCTGCTCCACCTGAAGATGCTGTTAATGCAGATGCTGGGTTGATTTCAAAACCCTTTAATTGTGCTGTGCTGTACAATGTCGCTAATGCGTGTACTGCGCCGTTTACTCTTGATACTTCAGCCATTTTCTTTCTCCTTTAATTAACTCTTAATGGCGATCCCACTCTCCATGGGCATCGTAAAAGTATTTAGTCTATTTTGGAAAAACCGGTGGAAATGGCTATCTTTTTGCCATTTTGGCCCTATTATGTACCTGCTTTAATAGGTTTACATAGCCTGGCCCTGCTTTAATTATGTCGTCTACTATACGCATAATGGTTGAATATGCTTGTGCAAATCTAGGAGGAATGCCTAAACCCCTTGAAGTTAAACTTAGTACTTTATAGGCAAAGGGCAAATCTTTGTTAGGAACACCTAACATTCTAAGCATCTGTATATCTTTTGTATCTGCTTGTACAGGATCCGGAGTGCTAATTGTTGGCTCAGTGTCTCTTACTTGACTGCTTTCAAGATCATAGTCTTGTACAAACATAACATAGTAATCAACTATGTCACTGTTTCTTCCTCTAGCCTTAAGTGCATTTTCAAGTTCAGTAACTGCCTTACGTCTTTCATTGGGTGTAAGTTTAGTGTAGTTTGCAATGCGTCTACGCAAGCCACTGTATTTGCTGTTTTGTAGGCTGTTGTCAATTCTAGTTAGATCGCTTGCATCGTTGGTGCTAGGAACATTGTTTGAAAAACTTCTTAATAAACGTTTTGCTGTTAGTGTTGGAAACGTGGAACGTTCACGCATTATCATAGCCGCTCTAGGATTGCTTAATTTTTCAACAATTTTTTTATCGCCATTGATAATGTTTAGTAGATTGTATAAATCATTACCACTGCTTCTAAAATGATCCCAGTTCTGCCATTTTAGAACTTGTTCACTATAACTTTTTACAAAACGTCTGCTTGGATAATGACGCATTACATGAAGTGCTAAGAAATACAATAACACAAGATCAGAGGCATCAGTAAAACTCAGTCTACTGACACCATCTGAGTTGCGTATCATTTTGCCTTCTGTAATATAGTCAATAAATTGAAACATTAACCAAAATCCTTAGGTGTTGTAAAGTTTCTGCGACTAAACTCTAGTCTATCAACAATCTTAACCGCACCGCCTACATGGTCGATGGCTACATAGCCTTCTGGTGATCCTGCTTCATAGCCATCTGCTGTTTTATAAAAATGTGCTATGCTTTCAATGTTGTTTAATTTTCTAATGAATAGATTTTTTAGGTTTGTAATTTCTTTCATAAACTCAATAATGCTCCCTAGACCTTTGCGGTTAGCATTAATAAAATTCATGTTGCTTTCAATTTTCGCTAATCTATTTTTTACTGCTGGCTTTTCTGGATCCTGATTTTTTAGTTTAGCAATCTCTGCCTGTATTCTTTCTCTATACCAATCAATAAATCCGTTTAGGAACTCTCCTGGATCGCCTGCTAGTTTACCTTGTCTAATGTTTGTATTAATCCAAATCTTAAAATTTTCAATAAAAGGTTCGTTGGATTTTAATGCTTGCCATACCACATTCGGCACTGCTTTATAAGCGGCCCATGCGTCTGCCAAATCTTGTTTCGCTTGTGCTGTTTCTTCTTTTGTCATTAGCACGGATCCGGACACGTCTTTAAAAAACGCATCGTCAAACCATACATCCGGATTGCGTTTTAATTTTTTTATATCTACATCATAGTTTGCTTTAGCATCGGCTAATGTTGCGCCTTCGTAGTTTGTGTGAAAAATAATTCCGAACTTTGCTTTACCAATTTTCTTACCTATGTCACTGTCCACGGGAACAGCATAGGTAATAAGTTGAGGTTTAAATGTGTACATTGCCTCGCCGTCAATTTCTTCTTCACGTCTTGAACTTTCATCAAACATGAAGTCACCTTGTAGTACGCCTGTGATGCCTAGTTTAGATAAGTGGTCAAATGCTAGATGCAATTTAGGTACCGCACCTGATTCACCGTAAATTCTATCAATTTCTTCGTGGCTGGTTCCTAATTTAGGAGTCTTAGCAAATACACCTTTTGTACCAACAAAGAACTTGCCACTCTCTGGATCAATGCCAGCAACAATAGCAGGAGCACCGTCCCACTTAACTGAAACACGTAATTTTTTGTTTGTGCGGCCTTTAAGCATGTCAGCAAAAAGCATCATTTGGTTAAGGGCATATTCTGCTCCTTCTTTACCACGATTGAGTGCTTCTTCCTCAATGTGTTCCATATGGGTATTCTTGCCTTCTGCTTCTTGCAGTCTAATTACTTCTTCAATTAACATCGTCTAATTCACTCTTGTCATTTGCTTTGATCTTTTTAATGCCACGCATAAATTTGCTAGGATCGCCTGATTTAATGGAGTTGTAGAATCTCTTCTCTAGATCCTGTGCTACTTCGCCCTCAAAGTTGGTTCGAATCATTTCAACTATGTTGATAGCACTCTCAATAACATGATTGGCTCTGCTTTCAACAACGTTTTCGGCTCGCTTTGTAACAGCAAAATCGTTTAATTCTTCTAATAGGCTTCTTGTTTTACGCTTCATTGTAACAACTCCTTAACACTATTTAGTGGGGTAAAGCGGTAAATACCATTGGTAAAGAAACACACAAAGGAGCGAGGAATGAGCATATCCAATATGGGTTTCCCTGAGCGTTCTTTATTATTTGCAAAACTTGCGAGCATTGCATATAATGATAACATCAAGGAAGTAAAAAAGCAAGTAAAAGATCTAGGTTTTACAACCGTTGAGTTCTACAACAAAGAAGGCGCTCAAGCATACCGTTTCCAAAATGCGGAAGATATGGTAATTGCTTGTAGAGGTACAGAGCCTACAAAATTTAACGACATTGCGGCAGATTTAAAAACAATACCTGTTAAATCAGAAACAGTAAGTTGGGTACATAGTGGTTTCAAAGCAGAAGTTGATGAACTTTGGCCTATGATACTAGAAGATATTACACGCACCGTAAACAGGGATAACAAACTTTGGTTTTGTGGACACAGTTTAGGAGCGGCGATGGCTACTATTATGACTAGCCGTTGTTATTATGAAACATCAATTCGTAATCCAGAAGAACTTTACACATATGGTTCACCAAGGGTTGGTTTTCGTGGTTATGTAAACACAATGAAAACACCACATCATCGTTGGAAGAACAACAATGATATTGTTACCACTGTTCCGCCGGCACTGTTTGGATTCAAACACGATGGTGAATTGCACTACCTAAACGCATACGGTAATGTTCGTAAGCCTACGGGATGGCAGTTGTTTAAGGACAAGTGGCGTGGACTATGGATGGGAATTAAAAAAGGAAAAATTGACAGTTTCTCTGATCATAGCATGGTAAACTACATAAACTATTTGTCAATGTATGCCAAGGGCAAAGAAAACAGTCAGTCTTGATCTTTTTTAGATTCTGGATTCCAATGTATCCAATGATGTAATCTCTGTTGAATATGCTCACGGTCTATTGGATCTTGTGCTTTTTTCAATTGATTCTTTAGATCCGCGATCATTTGATTACGGCTAGGTTGTCGTTTTGTATTGCGTTTCATTCTTATTTTTTATAGTTTTGTTTGGTAATTGAATACCAATATTCTCCGCTTGATCTTAAATTATCATTTGCTGAACGGAGTTTTTCTAATACCCTTACAATAGCGTTATGATTACGCTGTTGATATTTAGTAGAAGTGTTTATGTATTTCTCTAATTTACTTATGATTCCATCAATGTCTGGACACGTTATATCTGGCACCCTAGGAGCATCACGCTTCCAGCGTTGCCATTGTGTCAAGCGTTTTTTCATAGCATTATTTAGATCCAAGGGTACTGGATATAATGCTGGAGTATTACTTACAACTGCACTTTAAATTGTAGTCTGCTATTGCGGCCTTGATGGCATCTTCTGCCAATACAGAACAGTGTATCTTTACGGGAGGTAAAGCGAGTTCCTCTGCGATGTCGCTGTTCTTGATTGCTGTTGCGTCATCGAGGGTCTTCCCTTTAAGTAGTTCGGTGACGAGGCTAGAACTAGCGATAGCACTACCGCACCCATATGTTTTAAATTTAGCGTCCTCGATGATACCTTCATCATTAACCTTTATCTGTAATTTCATTACATCCCCACAAGCAGGGGCCCCAACCATACCAGTCCCAACGGACGGATCGTCCTTGTTCAAACTACCAACATTTCTGGGATTCTCGTAGTGGTCAAGGACTCTATCTGAATAAGCCATTGCCATCTCCTAAAACAATATTTATTCGCTGACCTTGAAACATTCTAACATTTCGCCTTGTTCTAGATAAGGCATAAGTTCATATTGTTTAAAAACGCATTGTTCTTCTGCTTCATATGTGCCCAATCGCTTTGTTATAACTACTTCGCCCTGAAGCATTAAGAACATTAATATCCACACTAGGCTACTTTCTCTGCTTTGTTTTCAAACCATTTGGTTGCTTCTTCATCCCATTTGTCCATACGAACATAACTCATATAGCGTGGACTTTCAATCATGTTAGGATCAACGTCTAAGCCAATGCCTTCAAGGAAGTTAACAATACCTATGCGTTCAATCATTTCTCCTGTGCGTTCATGCTCAAGAGCATTTTCAGCAAAGAAATCAATCATCTCGCCAGCAAGTTCTTCCAGGTACTCATAATCCTCAGCAGTTTCTACTTTTAGGAAAGGAACAACAACGGTACCGAAT